ATGTTCGCGCTGGTACTTTTTGTTTGCTATCTGGACGCTGGTTGTGAAGATATTGTGGTTGATGTCTACAATACGGAACAGCAGTGCCTCTACTCAATGGACGATCAACGGATCCGCCACGGTGGCTGTTTTCCCGTTGAAGATTTCATTGATGGGTTCTGGCGGCCTGCGCAAGATTACAGTGACTTTTAATTACTGGAGTCGTTCCAACGTGAGTGTTCCACCAAAGACCGCGCCGGTATCAATATAATGCAAGTTACCGATATCTACGCGATGGCGTAATGGCGTATGACCAAACCAGAAATGATCAGCGCCGGTAATTCTCTGCCCTTTTCGGCCTTCACGCAATCGCGAGCGACTCCACAACACCTGATGCAGATCGACTTCCTTATGCCACTCATAAATATCATTGGGGTAATCCGCATGGGCGATGACATGCAGTCCGCTACTACAGCTTAATTCAATTATCCACGGCAAAGACCCGCACTTTTCCAGCGCCCTTCTCGCTTGCTCACGTTGGTGCTCTGTCAGTGCGGCAAACCAGTCGCCACCATTCATAAACCACAAAGACATCTGCTGCGATGCCAGCGCATCCATCGCCATCTGCTCATGATTGCCTCTTACCGCCCTGACCCAGCGTTGATCCAGTAATTGCAGGCAACGCAAACTCTCCGGGCCACGATCGATAACGTCACCAACCGAGATTAACAAGTCTTGCCACGGGTCAAACCGGCAGAACCATAATTTCTCTCGCAGTTGCGCCAGGCAGCCATGAATATCACCCACCAGCCAAATATGTCGCCACTGACTACCATCAATTCTCTGATAGATGTGGCCTGCCTGTTTCATCAATTCCTTACTCCCGCGCATAAGATCACATTATTTTAACAAAAATGTTAAAAAAGCCTGGACTGAAGCAGTAGAGTGTGTGTTATGGTTGATTGTGAAGTCAGTGAGGGAAAAGCAGTAATGCCATTATCAAACTGGCTTTATAGATAAAAAGAGACCGAACACGATTCCTGTTTTCGTCAACAAACAAGAAACCCTTTTTAAATTAATGTGTTAAGCAAAATTACGCTCATCTTTTAATCCCAAACACATACCATTGCATATTAATGCATTCAATTAGTTACCATTTTTTTCGAGTTTTTTAGAGAAAATTTCGGGACTATTTCAGACCAATCCAGGCAGAAATAAGCAATCTATGAGTTGAATAATTTCTCAACAATTATGTAAGATTATTTCCGGCTGACTTTCATTCAGTTTCGCATTATCGAACGTACGTCAGCCAGCTGCGGCACGTTCTTGCATACGACGTGCCGCAGCTTCTGTTATTCCACGATAAAATTCCTAACCGAATTCAAATCCTCCAGACTATTCAGTTCATCCTTCATCTCACGCTGGCGACGATATATCTCGTCATTGCGATCGACCTGTGCCTGCGCCATTGCAGTAAGCAGCTCATCCAGTTTCTGCATCGACAGTTTCACCTGCTGGTTTTCCGCATCGCCCCATACCATGGTTTTTCGCGCTGTGTCAGACTTTGATGCCATTACTGCCGGATAAAGACGAGCCATTGAGTCGGGGCCAGCATTCCAGGTGCGACCGTTCCATTCGAACGTGAACGGCTGCGACTCCTGTTCTGCGCGCCATGCCTCGATTTCCATCTTTTTGGCATCTTTTGCCGCTGCGATAAGTTCAGGCGTGACGGTGAACGGGGCGATTTCACCCCATTTGCCGCTCTGTAACTCCTCCCAGATGCGCTGGCCTGTCGGGGCGGTATCATCCTGCATGGCGGTATACAGGACGAATTCCGTTTCACCTTCAAATAACACCTCGCAGTCAACCGCACCATTTTCGAGATAATGGGCGTTTCTGATGCCTTTTACCGCTCTGATTTTCATGTTTTATTCCCCGTTACTCGATGCGCACAAACAGGCAGATACGACCGCTTGTTCCGTAAGAGTCCCTGACCCCGGATAACGCCATATAACGCCCCGGAAAAGTGTACCCTGTTGCTCCTGCACTTGGTGTTGAACCGTAAGAGCCAGGCCCGGCAGAAGATATTGTGCACGAAAGATTAACTCCGCCCAGTTGTGACCCCTGCACCACATCACCCAGGCCAATTTTGATTTCTTTATCCCCGGAAGTTGTTCCGCGATAAACAGCCAGCACCGGAACACCCACTGCCGGGTATTTGAAATATGAGCCTGAGCCCGCCATCCTGGACAACAGGTACGCCAGTGAATCTCCGTCGTAGACAACTACCCGCGATGACATGTTCCAGCTGTTATCGCTGTCGTTGTACCGGTACTGCATATAGTGAATGCAGTGTTCACCCTGATAATACTGGTTGTAACACATCAGGGTTTTAAATTTGCGGACTGTGTCAGATTCACTGTTGGCGTACGGGGACCACATCACGTCAATAATGCCGTTAAATTGCGTGGTACCGGTAAGCAGTTGTGATGAATCTGTAATACTGACCGCATACCGCCCCGGCGTGACTTTCTTCAGCCATTCAACGAAATCAGACAGTCCCTCAAACGCCAGGGCTTCAGTGCTGGCAAATGCCTGACCAAATCCATGCATACCGGACAGCGCCAGCCTGCCCGGTGTACGGTCGCGGATATCGCTCTGGGGTTCCATCGTCGCAGCCGCTTTCAGCTCAAGCTCCGTGCGCATGGCTTCAGGTGTGTCCAGTGCCAGTAATGCGCGGGCTTTTTCTGACAGCTGCGCCAGTAAAATCCGGCCCTCTTCACTGAAATAAGGCAGCGTGTTTTCTTCCGGTATTATCTGGCTGACAGCCGTTAACACGTCATTAAGCGGCTGTTTACCTGCCAGTGCATTAGTGACCGTTGTCGCAAAGTTCGGGTCATTACCCAGCGCCGCTGCCAGCTCGTTCAGCGTGTCCAGGGCTTCAGGTGATGAGTCAACCAGCGCAGCGAGCAGTTTGCGGACAAACTCCGCATTGGCTATTTCATTACCTGCTGCATCATCCGGCGGTGTTGGTGCTGTCGGAGTTCCGGTCAGTGCCGGACTTTTCAGTGGTGCGCGGGCTTCAATCAGTGCCCTGAGTGAAGCCTCATCAACCTTCAGGTTTTCCCAGCCAACCAGATAACCACCATCTGATGCCACCGCGCAACGGTTATAATAAATATGACCATTAACACCGTAATAAATAATTATCTTATAGGCATACTCATCATTCGGGCTGGTTTTAGGTTGTGGCCAGATAATTTCAATAACACCGTTTGTCTGTATGCCAGGTACCACCACATTTGTGTCCGCAAATACGGTATAACGACCGGGTTTTGCTGTTTTTACCCACCTGAGAAAATCAGTCCCTGATTTAAATTCAGTTCTGTCGCTACTGGAAAATATTTTCCCGAAACCGAACATGCCGGGAATCGCCAGACGACCTTCGGTGCGGTCGTAAATATTCTCCTGCGCATCCTTCTGTGCTGCATTGCCAAGTTGTGGCGTCAGATTCGTCCAGGTGACCGGGGCGGAGATATTATCGCCACGAACGGTCATAAGAATCCGTCCGTCTTTTCCAAAAAACAGAACCAGCTTTGTTGCTGTCTGGCTGGTTTTGTCGCCCCAGTTGTTATCCAGCCAGATAATTTCTGTTATTCCGGTCGTCTCTTCCGTTTGTGTGGAAAAGGTGTAATACCGTCCCGGGTGCAGGTTGTGTGCAGTTCTGGCTACAGTCGCCATATCGCTGGCAATAACTGAACGTGCTCCGGCGTCCGTCATTCCGTAACCATACGCACCGGGAAGCGCAACACGGCCTTCCGTGCTGTCGTAAATGTCTGTCTGAATGTCCCTTACCGCTGCGCTTTTCAGCTCAAGCTCATTGCGCATGGCTTCCACTGTGGCCTGTGCCAGCAGTGACCGGGCTTTCTCCGACAGCGGAGACAGTGAAGCATTCCCGTCCTGATTAAAGCACAGAAGGTTATCTGCCCGCTCTTCCAGATTACTGATAGCGGTTAACACGTCGCTGAGTGGTTGTTTACCCGCCAGCGCGTTCATGATTGTTGTCGCAAAGTTCGGGTCATTGCCCAGTGCCGCTGCCAGCTCGTTCAGCGTGTCGAGGGCTTCCGGTGATGAGTCAACCAGCGTGGCGAGCAGTTTGCGGACAAATGCCGCGTTCGCCATCTCCAGCCCGGTCGCATCGTCCGGCGGGGTTGGTGTGGTGGGCGTGCCGGTGAACGCCGGGCTGTCCAGCGGCGCTTTTGTTTTCGTCTCGTCCATGACGGCTTTGACGGCTTTTGGTGTGGCTGCCAGTTCTTCGCTGTCGTTGTCTGTATCACTACAGAGTTGCACCAGGCCTTTTTGCGTCGTGCTGGCGTTGGTTCCCTTCAGGTCATCAACTATCCGTTGCGCCTCGTCCCTGTGCTGTTTCGCGCTCTGCTCGCTTTTTGCTGCCGCTTCGGCGCTGGCTTTTGCCTCACCGGTCAGCGTTGCAGCTTCACCAAGTTTATCGACCGCTTTCTGGACTATCAGGTCGGCATCCTTGACGGCCTGCTCTGCGCGTGCCGCATCCTGTGTGGCAGATGATGCCAGCTGTGCCACCTGCTTTTTATCTTCGGCAACGGCTTCTGCATTCTGCTGTACGTTATCCGCCAGCGTCTCGCAGTCGCTCTTGATTTGTTGCGCATCAGCAACATGTTTCCCGGCCTGTTGTTCGCTTTCCGCTGCCGCTTCCGCGCTCTGCTGCGCCTGCGCCACCATTTCCTCAAAGCGTTTCACCACGTCGGGTTTGAGGTCGCCTTCATCAAGGGCAGTCAGAAAGTCGTTCAGCGTGCCGGGCTTTGAGTCATCGTATACAGCAATGTCGCCAACACAGTACTCATCGCGCCAGTCCTGTTTCAGATATACGCAATATTTTCCGGTCTGCGCCTTAAAACAGTACTCGCCACAGTTTCCTGTCACCACGTCAGCAACTGTGCGCATCACCACTTCTGAGGTGTTTACCCGGGATTTCAGAATTATGTGGCATCCGGACATAGGGATGCCTGCGCCATCTATCAGCGCACCTGATATCACTACAGACATAGTTTTTCTCGCGATAAATTAAATCAGGAAGAGGCTTCAGGAGAGACGGGCCATACAATCGCGGCATACGATGCTTTATCTGTAATCTGGCTGAATGTCATCTGCTGTAGTGCTTTCGCATAAATACGGCATGCTTTCAGTTTTTCCCTGTCTTCGTCGCTGATTAATCCCAGTAGCAGGTCTTTTTCCCATTCGCTGGTCATGATGCTGACCTGTTTTAACAGTGCATCACGCTCGTCTTCTGCTTTTAATTTGTAATCGAAAACAAATTCATCATTGCGGTAAAACCAGTAACCCGACGCCTCAATGCGACGATTGGCGGTAATATCCGGTAGCTCAATCACGCTTTTATTTTCCGGGCAGATTGAGGTGATGTCTTTTCCAACCCAGACCACTTCGCCAGTTTCAACATAAATAACTTTCAGAGTGTCTGGCTGAAATTTTTCCTGGGCTTCGTGCCATTCCTGACCATCATCGGAGAACAGCCACAATAAAAATTTATGCTGCCGCGCCAGCTGGTATTGCTCAATTGTTTTGGGATTTTGTGCCGTAATATTTTTTAAGTGCATCATAATTACAAACTCGCTACATTTCGCCAGACGCCATTAATCAGAACCTGCACCGGGCGTGCATTGGCCCAGTCCACACTTTCACCGCCATCAACACCACTCAGTAAATGACCTGATGGCGCATTTCCCCCGCGTCCAATACCAATGGCGCTTCCCAGACGCACATCCTGCACACCGCCTGTTTTGGTCTGATAGCGGGCATCAAAGTTTCCGTAGTTTGATGGAACCATCTGCCCGTTTACAGCGAACGTTATGCTGTTATCCGTATTCCTTTGACTGTAAAAATGCCAGCCGGAATCATCGCCAAGCTCTGCAACTACAGGGCGGGACGAATTGCCCCATAAATTAAACGCTGCGTTTTTCGTGGAGTTGTTGGCGCTGGATAACGTGAATTTTTTAGCATTTCCGGCTTGAATATTTTTTAACGCTATCGCCCCACCATTCTGGAAACGAAATACATGCTGTCCATTCGCATAAACATCCAGAATGCCGTCGCCGTTTTGTTTTATACCTGTATCGTTATCCCCGAAAGCAATTGAGTTTCCACCCAGCGCGTTCTGAACGCCGATACCCAGCGCACCATTGACCTGAGAACCGCCGCCAACAGACACTTTATGCGACATGGATATCTCACCCGTCCGCAGATTAATAGTGAACGGTCGAAGTGGACCAATATCGCCATTCTCGCCCTGACCTTCACTGGTAGGGATAAGGTGCAGGCACTCTTCCGAACGACGAAAAATCAGACCAAAGGCTTCGTTGAAAATCCTCAGCGCATTAACACCACGGATTTTCAGTTCCCCGGTCATCAAATCACCAGATTTTTTTACATATCGCAGATCAAAATCTGAATAGATATTGCCAGGGTTTATCACGCTGAAATAGCTTTTCTCGCTATCAAGAAGACAAATTAAGGGAATGCCTTTAATGATATCGTTCGCTACCAGCTCGGACTTGTTCCCCTTATAAAGCGGGAACGTACCAAGAACCTTTCCGCCCAGTGTTAATTGAAGTGTCGCGGCATTGGTATTGTTCTGAACGGGGAAAACGATAATCGGGGTTCGTAGCGTCCAGTCTGTACCTCCATTAACAAAAAACGTCGCGGGAAGCTCCAGAGTCAGCGCGTTTGCAGTGCCGCCAGCAACTCCCGCAATATAATGACCACTCTGAAGCTGCGCTATCTGTACGAAATGGTTTTCCGAACCACGCGTGGCAAAGTTAGCCACAACGTCATTAAGGGACCAACCTTTCGCGGTTGTTCCTTCCTGCCCACGAATGACTTTCAACACATCACCGCTTACCGATACCAGGTGACAAATCTCAAATGCAGACTCTTTATTATCGGTAAGCGTAATTTTTGCATAGACACGTTGCCCGTTCGATTTATTTTCAAAATCGGCAGAAAGCAATTTTGCAAATTTAGCCCCTGTACCGGGCATTACCGGAATATCAGTCTGAATCGTGGTGATATCACCAGCCAGTGCTGAAACAACGTTATTGCCAAATCCAAGAATCATTTTTGAATCACCGTTGTTGCATAGGAATAAATAAAAGGGAGTTTTACATATTTCTGGTCAATGGCATCTTTCAGAAAATAGCCTATACCATCGCCATACTCTGGTATCTGAATAGAAAAAACGCTGTCCGATACTGTCACACTCACATCAAAAGTGTGCTGCAACGGCGGGTCTATTCCGTTTTTTCCATGAATGAACCGCGCCACACGTCGCTTTAACCAGTCAATGCAGAAATGCGAACCGTCAGCCTTATAAAAATTCCACGTTAATATTCGTTTGAAATAATCATCAGGTACATACGATGCCTGCCCCGGAACGTAATTCCGCATTGCGGCATACGGGATCGTATTGTATTCAATGGTATCGTATGCGCCGCGTGCAATAGCCTCCTCGGAAACCTGTAGTAAAGGCCTTTCAACGCCATAAATCCCGAGTGCAATCCAGTCCAGCAATTGCCCGGTTATTGATTCCGATGTCCAGCATGGCAATGCCAGATTGTTGAGTGAATCGAGGTATTCCTGAGCAATTTCATTGTATGCATCAAAGAACGCAACAACATTCGGATCATCTCTGTACTGCACAAATGGATAAGCAGGGAGAATTTTCTCAGTCAGATATTGCATACTTGTTGACCTGAACCTGTGATGCCACCGTTGAAAAATAGGAATAGGTATCGCCATAAACCAGGCTTGTGTCTTTTGCCGGAAGAACAATATGGCCGTTAATACCAATGCTCACACTGATTGTTGAGATCAACGTCGCATCAACCAGCAATTTTACGGAGCTGGTAAAAATATCCTGGATTCGCAGCAGATTTATCGGGTGACCGACTTCAATAGAATTGATGTAATCAGCAACGTTTTGCTGCACAGCCATAGCAATACCCGCCGGATCAACATAATCATCAGACACCGTGTTCCAGGTGATTAGCACCATGACGTTTTGTGATGACGGGATAACGAACGGCACCTGATAAACGTCCGGCGAAACGGTTATTGAAACCGTGCGTTTTTCCACTGCCGCACCGGATGGATTGCTAACATCGTTGGTCAGTTTCGAAATATCCGGTACAGATTTGTAAATCGCATAAGCCACATCATACGGATCACCGCCACCAACAACCGCAACCCATTTCCCCAACGACGACTGCCGGAAAGAAATCAGGTTTTCTCGCACACCGCTTACTGATTTGAGCATCGCTTTAAAGCAATCCGGTGTTCCCTGCACACCAAACATGCCGGACTCCATGACTTCGGCGCGGTATGATGCCCACGTTTGCGCCTCCTGACCTGGCATCCCTGCGGTTAGGTTGGTGCATTTTACAGGCTGGTCTTTGGGTACTGATGTAATGACCTGCGTCACGGTCCCTTCCGGTACAGCCCATGAGCCTGACGTAGTGGCCACACAGTAGACTGGTTCAGTCTGCCCACTTTCCGGCACCACCGTATCGCGGGAAACCGCATACTGGTAGTTACCGTCTCCAACCACAAATCCTTTAGGGATACCAAACCCCGGCAACGCCTCAAACACCACGTATACAGCCGTATTTGTACTTAATCCCTTCTGTGCTCCATATATGTTTCCGAGTTGCATCAGTAACGGAATATTCGCGCCGTATGGGCTTACGGAGTTAATAAGATCAACCCGCGCCTGGTCTATTAATGCCAGCGCCCCGACTGCCGTGCTGGCAAGGTCTGTAATAAGTCCCGCCGGAAGGTTGGCTGTATATCCAGGTACTTTTTCAGCAACTCTGGTGATAAGATTCGCAAGCAAATCATTGGGTGGCGTAGGCTGCGCACCCGCACTGGTCATAGTAATTGGTATTTCTGACATAGTTAATCTCAAGGGTAAGTTGTGAAAAAGTTAATTTCTTTATTGATTTCATTTTCGGTAGTTGGCTGCGTTCCATACGAACAACAAACTAACCTTGCCGACGGTTTGTTAATTAGTGGGTACACAAATGAAAGAATACTAAATACTATAAATAGCCACAGAGCAATTAAAGCCACAAGAATTGATTACACAGGTGGCATGATTTATGGTTCAGATGATTTTACTGAGCGACCAGCAATCGCTACATTATCTGATGGCTCATATTCTCAAGGTTATCTACAATCAACTGGCAGATGGTCAAATGATGTACATGTTGTTTTTGTGACTGAAGATGAAAGAAAAGCTCAAAAAGAAAAAGAAGAACGCGAACAACAAAAGAGAATAGAAGATATTAAAAGGGAAGCAGAGGAAGAATCAAAAAAAATGAAAAAGAATTCAATACTGCTTCGATAAAACGCTTTCCATATGAAGCCGAACTATTTTGCTATGATAGCAGAAGCTTTGAATTATATATGCCGAGCTCTTGTAACCTTTCAGTCACGGGTAATATGGGACCAACTAATTTTTTTGATAAGCAAGCACCATCCAAACGAATCATGCTTGAAAGGAATTATAAACTTAAATTTATGATGTATACCGCAAACCCAACAATAAATATGCGAGTTAACATTATTTCACGTAGTTCAGGTAAAGTGATTGCCTCAAAAGATGGTAACTACTTTAATTCAATTTTCATTGCTAACTAAGCTCTTTACAACCGCGCCCAATTGAGTATGATTGGGCGCATGAGGCGTCGAAACCTCAACAAACACGGTCACAACCAACCCCGTCAGTGTTGGATTTTTTATGCCTACTATTTAGTGATGGCACCATGTGCGGTCACATCCCCGATCAATGTCGGGAGGGCGACGAATACAACACCCGAAAGGGGAATAAGTCCGCGGCTTTGTTTGTGCCGTTTCGAACCTCCTGGCACCACTCAGATAGTGGTAATTCGAAGAAAACAAACAGAGGTCATCATGACAACCCAACTGATCCCCGTTTTCAACGGAACTGTCTCAAACGAAACAATCCTTCTCTGTAATGCTCGCGATCTGCACGCCTTTCTCGAAGTAGGTAAACGCTTTGCTACATGGATCACCGAGCGAATCAGCGAGTATGAATTCGTAGAAAATCAGGACTTTTTGATTATTTCCCAAAATCGGGAAAAAATCGGTAGAGGCAGACCAGCTAAAGACTACCACCTAACCCTGGACACCGCCAAAGAGCTGGCGATGGTTGAGCGCAACGAAAAAGGCCACCAGATCCGCCGATACTTCATCGAGTGCGAGAAAAAACTGCGCGAGGATACCACCAGCACACAATCCCCTCTGAATGTTGACATCATCATGCGCGTCAGAAACGGCTCGGTTACCCACATTGAGCACCATAAATCAGGCTCAGTTATAACCACAGAATGGGCAATTCACTTACTACGCAAAAGTGGATGGATTGTCATGCCACGCGATGAACTTCTTAACACGCCACTGGCCCAACTGATGCCCGAAAACTTGCCTCAAACCGGAACCTGCGTCCGGTAACTGGTCCCATTAAAAAACACAACATCGATGTTATAGGTGGGGTTCTCTGCCCCATCTACCTTTGAAATTGCCAGCGATGCAAAATACCCGGCAAACTGTTGCTGAACCATGTTCACATAGTAGTCCGGGTAAATTTGCTGCACGATGCACTGCTGCGCTGGAATACCGTAATTCGCGTAAAACGGCGACTCCCCCAACCCCAGCTTTAACGTCTGAATGAGCGTCGTCAGCCAGCCGTAGGAGAAATCACCGTTGGCATCAGATTCTACAGCAACCCATTTTTTGTTGCCGTTCGCGTCGGTGACGCGGCCCCATGTTCTCATCGTGCCCTCACCACCATCGGATCTGGCCAACAAAATAACCAGACGCCAGAATCAGAAAGACCAACCAAATAAGCAAAAACTTCCAGGTGGATAATTTTTCAGCCATAACTCGAATCTCCCGAATCAGTTTGCTAAAATCAAACACGACTTCTCCTTGCCTTATTCAAGGTCAGAAACAGAAAACCCCGACTGGGCCAGCAGTCGGGGTTTTCGTTTTATGGGTAGTATTTAAAGTGAAATGAACCGGTATTAACCCGGATTTGGTTTCTTCGACGTGATCGTGCTGTTGCCGCTTTGAACGCCAGTCACATCGTGGCTGTGACCGCTGGCGCTCACGCCGTTGATAACTGCATCCTTCTCGACTTTGAGAGGGCCAATCAGCGAAGCGGTTGTATCCTTCATCTGGGCTTTGTCCTGGACGATCGGTCCGTTGAGGTGAATTTGACCGTTCATGAAGATATCTTCGGCCTCGAGGTAAACAGCTTTCGACTTTAGCCTGATTTCTTCCGGTGCCACCGTTACCGAGCTACTGCCGTCCTCTGTTTTGAGGATCGCGCCATCCGGACCGTACAAAACGATTTTTTGCGGATCTTCGTCGGACCAGTCCTTGTTTGCCAGTGGCACGAAAAACAGTGGAGTGAGCGACATCGAGTAAGAGAGCGTCGCCATACCGGTTCCCAATCCGGACACACCGCGCAGGGATACATCAGCGGCAATTGTTACTCCTCGATCCCCCGGCTGTATCGGGTAACGGATATACGGGAATGTGGCGACAGGGATTGTTATCTGCGGAAAGTTGATCCCCTCTGGCAACATATCAAACTGAACGGTCACTATCTGCCCACTGACATCGACAACATGGCAGGGCAATTCGCGGCCTTTAAGCTCGGCTTGCTGGTTACCAGAACTGGTCATCATCTCCGACAGCGTTCGGAGAAACGGTAATTTTTGAGCGTTTGACATTACACCCTCGCCCAGTTCTCAGCATATGCCTCAAATACCGTCACCCAGGCATCGCCATCGGCTGTCAGATACGAACCAATGTGTCTGACTGATTTCACAAGAAATTTCCCGGTAAACGTGGTCGAATTTTTTGCGATAACGCTGGGTGCCGTTGTATTAGCCATCACAATCGACGCAGCGCCAGAATATAGCCCCTCCGGCAGTTTAACCACATCACCACATCTGATATCGCCTCTCATAGGACATTTGAAACTGACGGTAAACGGCGCTATCCATGTCGGCTGCCCGACCAGTTCATGGGCATGAATTGTTTTTGGCTCACCCCACTTTGCTGACGCGTTATCGTAAATTCGTATTCTGTCGGAAAGAATACTGATGGCAATTCCGCTGTATTTCTCATCGCGCATCATTGCAATTGAAGCACTACGGAGGACCATAGCCAGCGAGCCAATATCTTCGTAGGTTCCATTCCACGGTTCCGGCAAAACGAGGCTGTCGCTGACAGTACAATCGATCAACTTATTCGGAAATGCCTTTTGCAACGCACGGGAGATTACATCACCAACCTTTTCCCCTTTAAGCCCCTCCCCCTCGATAGAGAACGGTTTACCATCATCTGTTTTGCGTACGGTTGGATTTATTACCAGGTTTAAGGTCTGGTTCGTGCCGATCCAGTTGGCATAGGCCAGATAAATTTCGCCATAAATAACCTCACCCTGTTGCTGTGGATTTGCCAAAGGCAATCCCTCAACAAAGCCCGCTTTCATACGGACCAGACACCCCTGCAAACTCACGCTTTGCTTCAGCATGTCAATTGGTAATCCATAGATAGTCAGCATCGTACCCGAGCAGACTACATCCAGACCAGTTACTTCAAAGTCAAATTCAACATGCAACCCACATCCTGGTGTTTCACTGGTATCAAAAGGCCCAATGGGTTTTCCATTGCAATCCACTGGCGGCTTTCCTGTTTTAGGATTAATAATTTCCAGTCGGTAATAACGCATTACGAAACCTCAAACTGATTCGTACTTTCGCGAAAAACAAGTTTCCCCGGTGAGCAAGGCAGCGCCAGATTGATGTCGTAACTGTCAGGTGACGCGATCAACGGCATGTACACAATCACGTCGCCAGAACTGTCTTTCAGTTCCAGGTAGTAACGATTTGCATACAGATTAAACGGAACGCGGGCGAATGTTTCATATTCTCCAATTCTGGCCGTGAACTGAAACGGGCCTCGCCCGTCAGGTTTAAAAGGAATTAACGTTGTCATAAGCCAATACCAAACTCCTGCACGACCTGGTTCTTAATACCTGACCACGATAGCGGCCCGTCTGACGGCATCCCTTTGTCAAATTTATCCAGAACGCTCGCCAGCGTCTTTACCGTTTGTTCGACAGACGACAATGGTTGCTCAAACTCAATCTGCCAGGTGTGCTGAACCTGCTTGTTCTGCTCAGAGAAGCCGGAGGTATCGACAAACGACCGCATCAGGCAGCGCGTGTAGATAAACGAGGGAGTCAGAACGGTGTAGCAACCGCCATACTGGTTATGCATATCAAGCGCCATTTTCAGCGCCGTGAACGTCATTCCCTTCGTGGTGTAGCCACCGTCCTCCGTAGATGCCGGACGGATCATCTGCATGACTACCCGGTTAGGCTTCCTGACGGTCGCATTCGCTGCCGTTACCTGGTTATAGAAATTCAGGTTGCAAATATCCTGCTGGACTAACGTTGTCCCCGCCATCGGGGTAAATGCCGCCATCGAGCGTGTATGAATCTCTCCATGCAGCAGACCATTCGCAATGCTTAGGCCTTCGGTCAAAACAGCAATCGGCATCACCCCGCCGGGAATTTTCGACGCTATGCCATCAACTAAAAGAATGGGCGATACTTCAAACGCCAGTTTGAAAGCCTGCCCAAAGTAATTAAGTGACATCTTTTACCCCGGTATTTGTTGCGTTCCGGCGAGTTGTGCCAGTATGTCGGAACCAGGCGATTGTCGCACCTGAAGCTCAATTATTGCGCGGGCATTTTTGCCAGCACCCTGAAGGTTATCTCTGGCATTTCTTAGCTGATTCATAATACCAGGGTGTTGATCCAAGGCTCCCTGTATCTGAGGCAATAATTTAATTAAATATTTTACAGTCTCCATTCTCAAACTTAGATTTCCATCTCTATCAATACGACCTCCGTTATATGCCGTAAGCATTTTTGCCACATCGCCTTTATAACGCCGATTCAGATCATTTAAAAAGCGGCCAGCCGCAAGAGTGGATTTATTTGGGTCATAAACATCATCACCCACCAGACCATACTGTTTTGCGGTGCTATCCCAGAATTGCCACAACCCCTTAGCGAATCTACCTTTTTCATCTGGAGTTCCTCTTGCCAGAGGATTCCACGAAGATTCAACCTCCGCGATAGCTGACATCATATTTTTAGGAAGTCGATAAGTATTATTGGCTTGCTCTACAAAGTTCTGAATATTTCTCTTTAAATCATTAGGCATACGGTAATTTTTATATACATCATCCTGTTTATAAAACTCACCCGTATACTGATTTGTCATCGGGTTTGCTCCCGGCAACGCACCACCGAGATATTTATTCCCAAATGCCGCAAGAACTGGATCTGCCTGTTCAGCACCAACTCCGGTTCCGGGGAGATATTTATCTTCCCCACCGATCCATTTGATAGCTGACCATATTGCTTTTGCAATCCGACTCACCGCCAGAGAAAAATCGTCAAGATCATTTTTAAATTGTTCGCTATTCAGCCACTTACCAAGTTTCTCCAGCCCTTCGCCAGCCTCAGTGAGAATTTTTTTAAAATTTCCACCATTCAGAAAACCTTCAATATTGGATGTCAGTCCATCTGATGCACCTCTGATTAGTGGGTTATATCTGGCGAGAGCTGCATACCAGGAATTTGATATTCTGTTTCCATTTACCATCAGGTTACTCACCGTGTCCTGATAACCTGACTGCATAGCTGGCGTGAGGTAAGCGCCGAGTAACCGGGTATTTGCTGCAAATTTCTCATTCAGTTGGGGGATCTTGTCCAGATTCGCTTCCACCTGGTTAGTTGTCGCGACATCAACAAATCCAAGTCCTTGTCCGTTGAGAATCCCCTGAGTAAGTCCTGAACCTTTATATTGCTTAACTAGAGATGCAAGCGCACTCATAAGTTTGGGCAGATTCTTTGCTGCACCATCTCGCGGATCAATTCCAAGACTAACCAGACCAGCATAGTTTGGATCGTTTGGATTTTTCTGTGCGTTCGCCAGATGCTGAACCAGTTCTTCTGTGCCAGAAAAATATGGCGAATAGGTGGCACGTGCGGCCTGCATTTGGGCGGTTTCCATCCCTAACCCCTGAGCCACGCTATACTGTGCTGCGACTTTACTTGCCATATAGCTGTAGCCAAACGGCCCCGCAACCCCTATTGCAGCTATTTTCGCCCCCCACGAAACCGTGGTTTTAAACAGGCTTTTTAACCGGGAATTAGTCGTTTTAAGCGTTGAATTGATCTGTTTGTAAGTTTTCAGTGTCCCCTGAGCGTTTTTACCCAGCCCGTTGAGGTACTTATCAAACATCGTTTCGCCGCGACCTTTATAGTTGTTCACCAGCGAATCAGGTGTTTTCCCGCTTCCAACAAAGCGCCCTTTTTCATCCCTTAAACGTCCATCAGTGGAAGCAGCCGAAACTGGCTCGGGTGAAGATGGTTTCCTGGGAGCCTGATTGGCTTCTCCGCCTGTGGTTGTCTGCCGGGCGCCACCTGCCGGACCTGTATTTGAAGGTATTTTAAGCGGCGTACCGGCAGGGCCAATCATCAGCCCGTTGCGATACTTTTCAAATATCGCCTCAAGTCGCTTAAGATGTTCTTCATTAACGTCCAGTGTCAGAACTGGCATCTGATTACCTGACATTCAATACACCTCCCGGCGTCGTGCATTTACGCAGCTCACGAAACTGAGCTGCTGTTTTTACATTCAGACCGGAATTTGCCCAGATGTCGCTGAATCCGTCTCCGGCTGAGTAGTCGAGGATGTCGCTGATAACGTGCTCGCCGTCGCGCCAGAACTGGCGACAGGCTTCAATGTCGGCAATGAAGCAATCCATTCCGTAAGACTCAAGGATGAAGTGCGACTGTTCCACATTCCACTGACTGCCAGCATCATCTGCTCCGTCTGCTCCGGTGTGTTTATCGACGAGACGCATGTAAAAAAAACGAGTTCACCTGCCACATCATCAAATTCAACGATGCCGCGCTCCAGCGCCATATCAAGCGGGAGCGTGTCATAACCTTTCCCTTCGACTGGGTAAACCAGATTCGCAAGGCGAATGATTTCATTCACGAGCGTATTACGAACGCCCTTTTCGCCATCCCAGATGTTCATATCTGAGGAGATCCGTTCCAGCATAAGGCAGGCGATACGCGGACCCGCAACGACGCCAAGACCTTCAGAAAAAATGGCAGAAAAGGTTTTACTCAGGATGAAGAAATGCTCTTTAAACACCTCTTTGCTGATCGGCGTGGCATGGATCCAGCCATTACCCTTTTCTGTCCGGACAGGAATAATCAGATTCAGATTTCGGGAGATTTTCATACCAGATCCCACATTTCAGAGTTGATGTAATACGTACCGGTAATGGTGATGGCCACACCCGGCTCGCCCCCGGCGAAGGTCATATCCTGCACGTTGGTGATCGCCGTGTTATAGATATCGAAGTCACCGAATACCGTGCTGTCGCTATACACTTTTGCGTCGCCGATCGTGGCATTCTTTTCCCATTGCGCCTTGAATTGTTTTCCCAGCGCCTGGCTACGCAACAGATGAACACGCGCCTGTAAAATCATGTATGGCTGCGGCGACTGCACGGCTCCCGTCATAGCGGGTAAAAACTCCGTGATATTGCCCTGAAAGGACAATTCGACGCCTTCTTTTGCCAGAAATGAGGCGGACACATTCAGTTCGGAATGAGAGGTGAATTTAACGCTGGCGCGAACCCGGTTAAGGGTGCCAACGGGGATCATTGGATTAGGCACGGTTCAGTCCCTCACGAAAGCTGCATTGTCACATTGATGTTAAAAATGATTTCGACAAATCCGCGCATCGGCGTATAGGAGGCCGAAAGGCCTGCATAACGCCCGATACCGTAATCATTCGGATTAGTGTTGATATACTGGCGGAAAGGCACTGCATCGACGACAGGCTGGCCGTTGACCAGGCCGTAAGATACGCCCGTATTGAACACCGCCTGTGCGACCTGCTGTAGACGGTCGATTCCGTCCTGGTTGTAGTAAAGCGGGTTAATTGGGTTATTGCTGCCGTTGATCACCGTGTTGGCGAGCTGCATATCGACGTTAATCTGCACCCAGTCTACGGAATACCAGTACGTCATATCGTTACCGTCACTGGTAACGCCTTTCACCAGAATCGTGTTGGAAATTCCACCCTCAGCACCCGTATCGACGTAGTTAATATTCTGCTTTGTCATCGTGGCCAGAATGGAATTTTTGCCCTTGTGGGCGTTTACCGCCTGCAGATAGCGAAATGCCATCGGCGGCACCTTGTTGATTTCTGAAGGTGATGCGGAAACATAGTTCCACATTACGGCTGCTGCCGCGTTTGTCGCCGGGTACGTATCATCCTCCGTTGCAATAACCGACTTAATACCGGCATAAGGCGAAACGTAATTCGTGTCGTCCGGCGTTTTCGTCAGCACGAAGAAATACTGCATCGCTTCGTTGGCGGTGTGGAGTTTTGCCAGACTGATAAATTCTGCGTCACCATCCCACGGCTGCGGCACCAGATACGCATAAAAACGCAGGAGCGGATCTTCCATATAAGCTTTCAGTGCAGCGATTTCCTTACTGACCCCGCCTTTCTGTACTCCCAGCTCCAGCAGGTAAATCCCGACTGAATTTCCCTGGGCAAAAAACGTGTTTACTGCCGTCACCAGATTTTCACTGCCGACAATGGAAAACTGCCCCAGTGTCACTGGCGAACCGGAAAGCTGAGAATCAGCAATCGTCCAGGTCAGTGTTTTTTCATCCGTGACGGTAGCAGTATATTCGCCATTCCACGCGTCGGGCGAACACCCGGACACCACAATTTTCACCTCAGAACTGTTTTCGCGTCGGATGTTACTCCCTTCCGGAAGCGTCATCGTAACGGTGACGTTTGCCGCAGATTTTCCTGCGGCAGCCGCCGACAACGCAGCAATCGGATTTTTAACCAGATCGTTAATATCCTGATTACGGGTGAGTAATACAGGCTTTCCCGGCTCATGAGTCGTGGAACCAAACGAGAGAATCGCAGCCATCTGTTGCAGATTCGAGGGTATGGCCCCGATGGTCTGGGACACATTCACCGTGACGATATTAAATCCCATTATTTAACCTCATATTTACAAATAACTTTTTCAATCAACTGCCGGGATATTTCCCGGGCGGTGCTCTGGTAGTAATTCACGTCAAAATCGACAATTTTTTTCTTCGCCAGAGCGTTGATTTCAACCTGTCCCGACTTTGCGTCCTGAACCACCGGAATATTGGTTACGCCAAACTTTTCCTCCTCCAGCGCCCTGTTCACCACCGAGTCGACAAGATCCAGCGCCATTTTGTTGCTGAATCCGTAAAGCGTCAGGCGAACCGAATCCTGGACGAGCTGAAACCGCTCACCGCCGAAAACAACAGGAGCCACCTGCAAAGGAATACTGTTGCGAACATCCACCGCGATATACGGAGGACGAAGGTTCTGCGGTACCAGGTAAGACGGATACACGGTCGCGGCATCTTTCATTTGCAGCCAGATCGGGATGCTGTTGGAGATGATCTGCTCGTCGCTGATATCCTCCTCGCAGTCGATAATCTGAGAGCGCATGGTTGGTAAAATCGCCATACCGCGATAATGAAAAATACCCGACTGCTGATAACGGCTCTCCATTCGTGAAAAAGCAAACTGGACGCCGCCATACTCACCGAGATAGATCGCATCGGGATTTTCCACATTAAAATCATCAACCTGCTGAACAGGCGTGAAAATAATGTTGTTCACATCCTTCGAGACAGACTCGTCCTGAATCGCAATAACCTGACGATGCAGACTGCCTTTGATTTTCAGACGAGTTGGTGACTCAATATTCAGGCGACACAGTTCATCGCAACTGATGATTTCCGCATTAACCCAATAGACAAAGCCATCCAGCGGCAGAACCTGCCGGACATAGAGCCTGAACGTGATTTCCTGGTCTGACGAGATGGTTTCAACTGCGGATTTAAGAACGGACGAGAGCTGCGAACTGTGCTGTTCGGCTAATTCCTCAAGACTCGGCATTATTATCTATCCACGCTATAAAGCTGCCCTTAAACAGGCCGCCGTCTATGAATGACGGACGTCGCTCTCCGGTATATTTGTCCTTAAGCCTGGAGTTAACGCCCAGTAGCGCGGCCTGAGTTGGCACAGGGTTTCCGTTAATCGTCATCCCGGCCATTTCCTCGGCTTCCAGAAAACGGTGAAAAATCCCGCGGGTATCGCCCATAACCTGCACAGGTGGCAACGGCACTTTATTTTTGAGATGGCGAATGAGCTGGAACGCAACCATCTCCCCTGCCTCCTGGATAATCTCGTCCTTATGCATTTCCCAGAAGTGCGTAAAAATTTCGTATCGCTCCTCGAGGTCACAGGCCACGTCAAACGTGGTTTTTCCCGGCTCGTCGCCGTAGTCATACGGCTGGTCGATAACCCCAAAACAAAGTTTCATGGCGTGTAACCCCATACCGTGCCCATCTGCATCAGCACCGCAACAACCTGTCGTCCATACGGATCCTGTAACATCTGCAAATCCAGCAAAGACAGATTACTCAGCGCGTCGCTGATGGTGATCGAACCCGATGTCCCCTGGTCTGCTGCCGCGCTGACAAGCCCGGTAGCCAGTTTCCCAAGGTTGAGTTTTTTTCTCAGGTCGGCAAACCACGAGCCGGGAGCGAAATTCAGGAGAAATGAGGCGGCAGCGTTATAAACCGTTCGCACATAGATGATGGGTAAACGCTCCAGCCCCTGATCGTGAGGGATTAGCTCCATCGCAGACTGAAAGCAACATTCCAGCGTCGGATCATCGTCAGCAATAGCGTGAACCGGTACTTTCATGTCGTCACGAACAAAGCGAATAAACCCCTCCAGTGACGGACGCAGGGTCATTATTTTTTAACCTTAATATTTCGCTTTGTGCTGGGCGGATTTTCCTGTTCGGTGTTAACCGCTTCCCCGGTGATTTCCATTTCAATACCACCTGGTTGAGGTTTTTCGCCACTCTGAATCACCGCCTGATCCACTGCGTTATTCAGCGATACGGCGCTGGCCGCAAGAATTTCCTCTGACATGGATTCCAGATTTTCCGTTTTCTGCTCCGCGCAATCCTCAATGCGACCGACGCTCACAGGTTTATCGATGGAATAGCAGATACCGGAAAAATTCTTGTCCACCTTGTCACAACGCTGGAATCCGTAAGGCTCATGCTGTCGGATGATGTGGTCGATAATATCGGACTGATTTTCGATCATATGCTGACGTCCGGACGGAATTGTCACACCGAACGACTGCGTTTTTTCGGGGAGTTTGTAGTTGAACGTGTGCGGCTGACGTGAGCAGTTAGCGATGTAAAGCTTCATAAATTTTTCCCACAAAAAAGGGGAGCATTTAGCTCCCCGCGTTATCAGGTTGAACGTTTATGCGTATTTGGCAGACAACAGGGTGATCCCCTCCGGGCGGAAGTTCCAGCCCGGCGTCGCGCGCATGGTATACAATGTGGTCAGGCCGCCATCCGGCATAGGGGACGGGATTTCCGTCGGCGCTGCCATGTCGCAGAACATCACGTTGACGGCCTGCTGGTTCGGTACCAGCGTGGAGAAAATATTGGTATTAATGGCGTGACGCGCTTCCGGCACCTCAATCGTCGGGTTCGTAACGATGATCAGGTCATTACCACCAGCGCCCTTACCGATCAGCGTGTCGTCCTGGCAGAAAATGATATCATCGCCTGTTGCCTTATCGGCGACGTCTTTAACCACCGTTCCCACCGTTCCGGTACCACCACCAGGACGCTGGTAACTGGTCAGCTCAACAATTCCTGTCCACTCCAGCGCCTTCATGAATCGCTGCGGACTCAGAATGACAGTCGTTAATGGCTGCCCCAGCAGCAACATGCGGGTTTTCTGGTCAGCAATCAGGCCAAGCATAAATTTAGCCATCTCGCCGGAATCCCAGGTGGTGTAAGAATCATTGCCTTTGCTGTCGTTGCCCAGATTCAGCGTCACTGCGTTAGGTGAGTTGGTGATCCCCTCGTTATTAGCTGCATTCACACCATACAGCAGCATATTACGCAACATTTGAGCGTGTCCCTGGCGGTTAGCCAGGCGCAAGCCCTCAATCAGAGAATATCCCCAGCGATCTGCTGCATCAGTATCGAGATAGCTGTATTGCGAGCGGGAAGAAATTCGGTAAGTCATCATCCCGTCATAGCCGCCAGAAATACTGGAAGACGGCAACTGGCCCGGCAGAGACTGGCTGACCTGCGCCTGCGAGGTCATACGCAAATATTTCTGATAGACCATCAAATCACTGGAACTGATTTTTACCGCTGGAGCACCGCCAGCCAGGACTTCAAACGCCCCGGAAGCCATGCTCTGTTGCACGATCATTTCCGGCAGCACCATTGACGGCGACACAATAGTAGTCGCGGGAGTAAATGCGCTCATTAATTAATATCCCCTTAAATTAAAAACAGGCCGCACGGCTTACCGATTTCCCAGACAACGTTACCGCCGTCCTCTTTTTTCACCGTCAGGTTTCCGTCAACTGAAACCATCAGCAACTTAATGTCCACTTTCGGGTTAGCTCCGGGCGTTCCCGAATAAACATCAACCACGTTTTTCGTCAGATCCCACACAAAACCACTGGCAGCAACGGTGTTATTGCCATCAGCCAGCGCAACAACTTCTGCGCTGACCGGGAGAGGAATGCGGGCGCCTGAGCCAACGCGGTAATAGTGAACAAAGCCACCCGCGAGATATAACGGCACCGGATTATCCGGCGTGGTAATGCCATGAAATGCCTGATTAAAGACTGTAAATGCGTTACAGGCGTCCTTCGTGGCCTGCTTGATAACCGCCCCGTTAACGCTGTCTTTCGCGGGAGCGATGCACTCGATAACACCGACACCACCCCATACCGGTTCACTGATTTTGCTGTCCAGTCGTCCGGAGCAAAGTTGCAGACGAATTGCCGGATCATCCTGCGCATCCCCCTGCATCAGCCCACGGGATTCGACGTTAAAAAGGCCACCAAATGCTCCACGGTTTTTAAACGGATGAAAGTTAATATCAGCCATTGTTCAGGCTCCCTTGAGTGTTAATTTTTGCCAGACGACGCCCCGGAATTTTGAAGGCACTCAGCCAGACGTTCGGATCGCCCTGATATTCAGTAATGCGACGCCCGGCTTCATCGTTGCGGATACGTTTATGCAGTTGCCCCTGCGTACTCATCATTTCTTTTTCGATGGACTGACGGGCGGCACTGAAAATTGCGTCCTCAAGCACAGCCAGCGTTGCAGAATCCGCAATCGCGCGAATATTGACGTCCTTATGTGCTGGAGAGTGTTTCTGCATAGCGATTAGCGCACGCTTGCGGTAGTCCAGCGCATTTTCACCAGAAAACGGTGCTGGCGCGTTTTTACCGCAGGCACTGAATGCGGAGTCGGCTTTTGCCTGCGCTTCTGCCAGGGCAGAATCATTGCGTTCTTTTTCTGCCTCCTCGTCGGCCTTACGCTGTTCTTCCGCTTCGGAATCAGCCTTTGCTTTCTCCTCAGCATCTTTGGCTGCTGCCTCGTCAGCTTTGGCTTTTTCTTCCGCCTCCTTTGCCGCAGCTTCATCAGCTTTACGCTGTTCCTCTGCGGCTTCATCGGCTTTGGCCTTTTCTTCGGCCTCTTTTTTCGCCTGCTCTTCGGCATCCGCCCGCGCTTTGTCCCGCTGTTCCAGTGAGTCCATGCGCGTGACTACTCCATCGATTTTCTGATTAATGCCGCTCAGGGCATCGTTCACCACCCCCTGTAACAGGGCCTGGAGTTCTTCTTTTTCCATCTCAATTTCACCTGTATTTGTCACTTCAACCCCTGCGGGGATCCGGTCTTTATCCCACACGCCCAGCGAGCCGTGGGCTTTCGTCACCAGGGCGATGTGATCAACAAGGAAAGGAACGCCTTCGATTAAAAAATTGGTGTCACCTTCCTGTACTTCCACATTTCCTGATGTGCTGTTGAACACCACCGACGGGCTTGTCGAAACATCCCCCTCAGTGATTTCTTCAACAATGCTCTGGAGGTAAACGCGGCACACCGCCCATACCTCATCACCCCGGATATACGGCAGCATGACGCTACCGACGATCCGCGATTTAAAGTCCTCCTCCGTCAGAACTGCGTCGTCAGGATGGTTTGCGATAACCGGAAGGCCATTGCATCGCCTTAAAAACTCCTCGTTCAGATAGAGCTTTGGATCACGCCAGACGTGCTCTTTCAGCCCGGCGCGATAGGCAAGCCCGGTTCCGGTTATTCGCAAATTCACCAGCCACATGTTGGAGAATTTCACCGGAGACGGTACGGTTCCGTCCCTGATGCGTTCTGCCACTTCAAGCTCGGTTAAACTCACGTTTGCCCTTCTCCGTTAAAAATTCGTCGGGTAGTTTCTGAGGGGCGTAGATCGGCAGTGCATCGCAACTGCAATAAACCTCCTCCCCGGCAGCAGTGATTTCGTCATAAAAACCATATACGGGCTTAATCAGCCCCTGCTCCAGCGCCCACGAATCGCGGAGGAGATAAATTTTCTCGTCGCGCTCTTTGTGGTCCTGTCGGTATTTGTAGCCCGGACGCCGCCAGTTAGAATGCCAGCGCAGAGCAATCGCTCCACTCTGAACAGCCAGCAGATACTTAACGTTGCTTGCCAGCTTATGCCCCTGATCAATTGCCACCCGGCGACTGATAAAATCCATATCCTTCACGGACTTCTGAAAACCGGACTTCACTTCCCGGCGATCAATTTCGCTTACCCCGTCAGGCGGAATGGACGTAACCCATCCCTGAAAACGCTGTATGGTTTTCTCGATAGCCTGTTCGCGGTTGAGTTTTATCAGGTTGGCACTGGCGAAAATTCGCCTGTCGAGTTCCTTACGAAACTCAGGTTTCAGTTTTTCAACAGTGATTTTTTTAGGGCCGTCAGGAGGCTGATCCCGTAATGCCCCGCCGTCGATGACAAGACGGCTGTAGATAGCGGTGAGGTGTTTTCTGGCTACGGTATCATCAGGGGTTTCTCGCTGAGCGGCTACACGGAGTTTCCGGCACCATTCGAGCAATGATTTTTCGCTATCCCACCCGTGATTTACGTAGTAGTTAACGGCATCCGTCAGAACCTCATACAGCGTCCTAATCCGTTTCTTCTTCCTCACCGCCCGGCTGGAAATTGCCATCAGGCGTCTCCTGCTTCGGTGGTTCATAATTCGCCAGCGCGTCCACATCAATGATGAGTGGAGCTTCGCCATAGGTTTGCGTGGCATTAACAAGGCTTGCCAGCCATTCAGTGACGGCGGCACGGTTTTCAGGATCAACCTGTGGCGACACGGCAGAGAAAAGTGCTATCGCCTGTTGAATCACTTTACTGTCGCTTTCCCGGCGTTTGTCCGGCGACTCCTCCACCAGCTCCTGCCATGTCGCGGTAAATTCACGTCGCCACTGGTAAAACGTGGTTTTATAGTCATCAGTTATGATGTCCGGGTAATCATTTTTCAGCGACTGATAAAATTCCTCGTTCCAGGCGATGTACTGCACCAGGCGTTCGAAATAATCCATCACAGGTTCAATCTGCTGGCGTACACCATCGATATACTGGCTGATGGCTTTCGAATCTTCGGTCCCCTCACCGAAACCATTCGAAAAGGCTTCCTCTTTGATGAGGATCGCCGGAACGTCACTCCCTGACGCAATATCGGAAATAATATTGTCGCGTGCAGCGTTTAGCGCACCATCGATGTTTTGTAGATTTAGCGAGGTAACGTCCTCATCCTTCCCGATACTAAGCACACCTTTATTTTTTGCCTCTTTGACGTTTTCCCTTTTTCGTCCCGTGGCGGCAGCCATGATCCCGTCAAGTTTCGAACCGTACTGCACAACTTTAGCTACCAGTACGCCCGCCTTCTGGCTGACGAGATCATTCGCCTCCATCGTGTTGATATAGGATTTCAGGGAATAAAGAACGCGCTGAAACACACTTCGTCCGGTGAATCCGAACGATGAACTCTGAAACTCCAGATAAATCGGTGTGCCGTTGAAGATTTTCAGTGTGCGTGACGGATGCCAGTCTTTCCCACCAATCTTCAGTTTTTTATTGGCTTCCTGGAAAAACGGGCTGTTGGGGTTCTGGTCAGTCACCATCGAACCGGAAGCGTTCAACGGGTCCCACGCGTTGATATACACGTCATCTTCTGTCAGTCCGAACGTCGGAAGCGGTTCACGACATGGAACGCTGTCGGTGCCCACGCCGATCGCTGCGGCACCGTAGCAACGAGACAGAAAAAACAGATTTTTAATCTTCTCGTTGACCTTCATGCGTTCCCATACCTCCTGAAAACGCCTCACAACCCTCTCGTCAGGGTCTGTCTCCACGTTATACTGGCGCGGCTTACACATCGCCATCAGTATGGGTTTTTCGACAAGTTTTCCGCCCAGAGGATGGAATTGCCACAGCTGCTTACACAATTCATAGCCAGTGTCGGTTCCCGGCTGAATTTCTTCAGCCTCAAGAATATGCATCAGTGCTGAACCGAGGCCGCCAGTAATCTCGATCTCTGCCATCAAAAATATCCTGATTTTTTACAACGCCGCGTAATTACCGTGCGCGATGATCAATCCATAGGTGTAACAATCGAAAAGGTCATCAGCACGTTTATGCGCGTCTTTGTCTGCCAGGTGGAACCCGGCGATTTGTTTTATGAGGTGGTTTGCGGTGGTGCGTTTGAATGAAACGGTCTTGTCGTAAGCCTCCCGGACGATTTTGCACATCCCCTGATAGTGGTAGCTGGATGCCATCACCGCCCGTTCGTCTTTGCCCTTGCTGGTTAGTGCCGATTTAATCGGCGTCATATCCCAGCCTTCGGTTTCCGCCTTCTGGTTGAGGATTGCCCCCATCGCGGCGTCTTCCATAAAAATTCCCTGGCTGCCCAGACGCGGACGGCATAATTTCGCGAGGCGCTCGAGGTTGTCATAAACGCCGGGGATATATTCAGGAAGCAATGACGCTTTAATTTGCGTCACATCCCAGTCAATAATCGTCAGTTTTGGCTCGTCCGAATACGTTGACTCATAAGAGAAATACACCACGCCAGTACCATCATTTTCGGTCCCGCCTTTCAGCGCTGTATCCATCACTGCGAAAATCATGTCGCAGTACGGCGGCATCTCAATTGGTTGACCGTCCACCAGCAGCTTATCGACATCGAGTAACGCGTCTTTGGACCAGTCTACGAACTCTGCAAGATATTCCTGCTGCCAGACGCGCGGATCGGATTTCTTCTCCGTTTCCTCCAGTTCTTCTTTCGGAATATACGGATTCGATGAAGTTGGCGCATGGTGCATAACAAATCCCAGGGATTCATCGTGGCATATCGCGTAGAAAAAATTGCTCTCGTCGATACCGTTTGGTGTGGAAAATACCCACGCACAGCCGCGGTAATCGACAAGCGTCGGGCGTATCGCTCGGGGCCAGATTTCCTCGAGCATTTCCGGCGATTTAGTGAATGCGGCCTCATCAATCAGCACAGCGTGATATTTACGCCCACGCCCGGCCAGTTTGTTATTGTCCGTTACCCAAAAGTCGATGCGCCCCCCATTACGGAGAATGATGCGCTTTTCATTTTTTGACTGACTGAGGATCAGCGGTTGCAGAACGGCGCTAATTTCATCCCAGATTTCCTGGTACTGGCGGTATTGCGCGGTAAAAATCCCCACCCTACCCGCGATAAGTTGCCCGGTGGTAGGAACGGCAAATTTCCGCGTAGCGAAACTGGTAGCGATGTTCACCAGCATCACCGTTTTACCCCAGCGACGACCACAGCATACCGCGTGGAAGCGTTCCTCTATTGCCGCCGTCCATGCAGCTATTTGCCCCTCATGAGGTTTTGGGAGGTAGATTTCAATCGACATTATCCACTCCCGGCATCGGCAGAGAGTTGTGGATAATTATTTCGTTATTCTCACCACCCACGCCTTTTTTGAGGTTTTCAATCTCAGTGCGTAGCTTTTCGTTGCGAAGCCTCAGTCCTTCAAGCTCCAGATCATTGCGACTGTCAGTTGCACCACCAGCAGAACTTCCTTTCGTCGCCATTATCAGCTTGATAAGTTCACGCCGGGCGGCAGCCTTATCCTCCAGCAGGATCTCAACGCCGAATTTTCCGAGCTTTGCCCCTGCATATAATTGCCGCGCATCCCCATCAAGCAGAGTGGTATCAGCCATATAAAGCTGCCCCGTTCCCTCACCGCAGCACTTCGGGCAGTCCGGATTGGGTATGGCGTTATCAACAAAGCCAAGGCCTCCATATTCCGGCTCGGGTTTGCCATCTCTGGAGGCCTGTGCCGCTGCCTTATCGAATTCTGCAATATCACGCCACTGGTAGAGGTGATTCTCGCCCCAGCAATAACGGCAGTTAACACGGCGAAATTGTGCCAACTGATTGGGGTCGGCCTGGACAATGGCCATCAACTGACTCACCAGTAAATCCAGGTCTGCGGTATAGCGTTTCTGGTACTGATTGCGGAAGTAGCTGATAGCGCGAAAAACCTTAGGATTTCTTAGGAGCTGGCTGGCGGTTACGTAGGCCGCATTCCCCTCTGACTCGTATCCTGCCAGGCGATATGCCTCAACGAGTTTTTTCCCCTGGGCAACCAGCATTGCGAATTTCGCCTGCTGGTCTGAAATACCGAATTCATCGGGACAGAATGAAATTTCTTCCGCATCGCCCTCATTCAGGCACGCATCGGATACTGACTTTTTTTTCTGAGATTTTCCGTTCCGCTTTTGCGCAGTCTGCGCAGGTTTTTTCTGCGCACTTTTTTGCGCAGTTTTGCGCAATTCTGCCTGCGCATTTTTCGGAGGTTTTTTGATGTAACGACGGGCTGTTGCGTAATTCAGTCCCCTTGCTTCACACCATGCCACCGGAGATATACCGGAGCGGGTGTATTCAGCAATATACTCCTGCTGCAA